GACGGCACAGAGCGTGTGATGAATTGCACGTTGCAGGAAAGTGTTGTCCCCGAAACCAAGGGCGGTACATCTAAAGCATCGGAGAGCCACCTAGTGGTATTTGATGTCGACAAGACTGCGTGGCGCACGATTATCGTAGATCGTATCAAGAAGGTCGCATGAAGAAAGATAGATTCGATCTAGAGTCTGAAATTATGGCTGCTTGGGGTATTGTGGAAGACATTGATTTGATCTTCCACAATACTGACAATCTAGATTTATCGGCAAAGGATTGTGACAACCTACAAAATCAACTTCTAGGTCTACGCTCTATTGCTGAACTTCGGTTCCAGAAGCTGTTTAAGACTTTTGAGTATATGGTGCATAGCGGTCAATTCACTAGAGATATGGTGAATATTGCTCCCAGCGGTGAACTGCCGATATGGGTTAAAGAAGAAGATGCAAGATAATGCTTGACATTCTGGATACTCTGATATATACTTAGTGTATTACTAAAGGAGTCCATTATGGCAAAAGAACCAACCCCCTATGTTCGTCAGAAGCCCAAGCGTAGACGCAAGCCGATGACAGAAGAGCAAAAGAAAGCTGCAGGCGAGCGTTTGGCAAAAGCACGTGCCGCAAAGCAGGCAGCGAATCCCACTCAACCCAAGAACGTATGTAAGGAAGTGCTCGAGTTAGAAGACGATCACTATCTTTCATACAACAAGGTCAAAGAGTGGATCAAATCTAATACAGAAGAACTCAAGAGCGAGCGAGCCAACATGCGTGCTGGTGTAAAAGGCGCGATTGCTAGAGTGAAATCTATCGAAGGTTATGTCCGCAATATGAACCGATATCTCCGAGACGGAGATTGGGTTGATAATTATTACGGTGAGAATATGGATAAGAGAATACAATGGGCGAGTCGGGTGATGGCATATCATCCAGATGGTGAACCCAAACGATCTCATGGCGTATTTTACCCAGACCTCGGATACACTTGGGGTTATGAACCAAAGGAGGATGAAGAATGATTGTTATTGATTATAACCAAACATTCATCTCTAACTATATGGCAGAAACACGTGGTCGTCCAGATGTCGAGATGAACCTCGACCTGTTGCGTCATATGATTCTGAACCAGATTCGCAACTATCGAAAGCGGTTTGGTAATGAATATGGCGAGGTAGTTATCGCCTGTGACAATCGACACTATTGGCGTCGAGATGTTTATCCGTTCTATAAGGCATCACGAAAGAAGTCTCGAGACTCTAGCGGTCACGATTGGTCTTCTATCTTTGATGCGTTACATCAGATCCGCAGTGAGTTGGACGAGTTTCTTCCATACCCTGTCCTTGATATTGATGGCGCAGAGGCAGATGATGTCATTGGTGCACTGGCTGAGTACAGTCAAGAGAATGATATGACTGATCATCCTATGTTTGCCGAGCCAGAGCCATTCCTTATTCTTTCAGGCGACCATGACTTCCAGCAACTGCAAAAGTTCTCGAATGTTCAGCAGTTCTCGCCTATCAAGAAGAAGTGGGTGAAGTTGGATGGTACACCAGAAGAAGTGTTGATGGAGCATATTATCTCTGGCGACAAGGGCGATGGTGTTCCCAACATCCTGAGTGACGATGACACATTCGTTACAGAGGGAAAGCGACAGAAGCCGATCCGCAAGGCATTACTTGCTGAGTGGAAGAAGCAGAAGCCAGAGGAGTTTGTATCTGGTGAGATGGCTTCGGGATATGTCCGCAACCGACAGTTGGTTGACCTCTCGATGACACCGCAAGAAATTAAAGACGAGATTGTGGGCGAATATCAGAGACAAAAGGGTAAGAGCCGAGCGAACTTGTTGAATTACTTTATCAAGTATCGTCTGAGAAATATGATGGAAGTCGCTGAAGACTTCTAGTATATATACTGATTTATGGAGAAATTATGAGAAAATTTAGACAAGTAAACGAAGGGTTTGATTATGTATTCGAAGCCCCGACTGTAGATGGTCAAGTCGGTCGACTCAAAGAATGGGCTGCAACGAACCAAACAATCGTTCCCCTCGTACGAGCAGGTGTTGGCGCGGTGAAGATCGAGTGGGGTCTTCCTGAAGGAATGCCTGAGAACGTAAAGCTGGATAGAGACATCCCAGACGGAATGGGTGATACAACGATCCAGATGGAATGGCGTCGAATCAATACGTTTTTGGATCCAAATAGTAATCTCAGAAATCTTGTGACGTGGAAGCAAGAGATGAATTGGGTTCAAATCCTAGAGGGTCTGCATTATAATGAAGCAGATCTGTTAACAAGTGTCAAGGATGGCAAATTACTGGAATTATACCCGAAACTCGAGAAGCTGATGAAGCCACTCGGTATCGAGGAATACAATAAACCAGTGAAGAAAAAATCAAGGAAGAAAAAAGATGCAAAAGCCGATTGATTATCACCAAGAAGTTTGTGGTCAAACTGTTGACTGGTTTATCATGGACACTCCAGATCGTGCAAAATTCGACAAAGAAGGCGAAGTAATTAGATATCGCTTCAACCAAGACGGATTCCGTATGGATTTTGAAATGGAGGACGCTGCACAAGGATGTGATCTATACATTGGCGATAGCACTACATTGGCATTTGGTCTAAATCAAGAGGACGGATGGGCATACAAACACAACACCAAAGACCAGTTTGTGAACCTGTCTCAAGCATCATGTGGTCTGGACACAATCACTCGTATTCTTGGGTATTGGGTTCCAAAACTTAACCCAGAGAATGTTTATCTCCTAGAACCAGCACCTAATCGTCAAGAGTTTATTAGAGAAGATGGCGTCGGATGGTCTTCTGGGATCTGGCACAACATTATTGTGCAGAAAATGGGCGGTCACGAAATCACAGATGAAAGTTATTTCAAGGAGAAACTCTTTCTCGAGCACATTTCGACAGAACCACAGATTGCAGTGCAAAAACAAAAGAATCTGGACGCCATTCAGTGGATCTGTAGAGATACCAATCTACATTACGCTGATCATAGCCCGTTTGAGTGGTATGGAGAGTCTAGAGACGGATATCATCCTGGACCAGAACAGCACGACAAGATCCTAGACAGGTTTGTACGGGTCAAAATATCTTCCCCACTGCCATCCAACTGGTAAGTCATCGGTGGTTGGGATGAGGTGCATGCTTCCATCTGGTTCGACACACCACTTTCGCCTCGGTCTTTCATACGCTTTTTGACGGATCTTGGCGACTGTTTCTGGGGAATGCCTGCGACCATACATGGGGTTGAACTCTCCAACCCGAGTACCTGTCATTGTTTCTTTAATTTTACGCTTATGGTCGTCGGAAAGACCAGCCTTATGGGGGTGTTTATCCCCTATTTTGGCTTTTCGTATCCTCTCTCGACCTTCTGGTGTGTGCCAGCCAGTCCTATCTCGACACCTATCAACTATAGGCAACTCTGTCTTGTTTTGGGTGAGCACATATTCTCTCGCAGCCTCGACTGTGGAGAGTTTAATTAGCAGTTCTCGGGGTTTGGGGACGTCTTGGAGGGTGTTTTCATCAACGATCCAGAACTCATCCCGCGCTCGAAACGCAAAAAATCGGGATGCTCTAGCCATAATAACCTCAAATAATTCATAAGTTGTTGTATTTACAGTATATTTATATTGTATAAAAAGCAAGAAAAGTGTTGACTTCTGTCCTCTCTGCGGTATAATAGAGTATAAATTGAGAGAAAAGAGAGAGAAATATGTTTAAAGCTGATCTAACCGTTGAATTTTCTAGTGGCTCCAAGGCTTCTGCTGTCCTATTCAGTGATGTCTCGATTGAGCAAGTAATTGATGATGCCGTGGCTCGTGTCCGCGAGATCCGTCTGGGTCTTGAAGGAACAGAGTTGTCTCTGGTTCGTCATCGTGTTGCTGCTGGAAAGGCATAAAACGCTTGACTTTCCCCTCGATTGTAGTATAATTAGTGTATATTTTGTTGGAGAATGATTATGAGTAAGATGAGCCGATTTGTTTATGAGTGTCAAGAAATTGCTGAAAGCAACTACAACGAGACTTCTAAAGTCGTTGAGTATGCTGTGTACGAGCAGTTCGCCAATCGTCCTGAGATGCGCGATTTCGCTCTCGAGACTACCATGGCTGAATGGCATGTCATTCAACAAGACCTTTCCAGTGTATGGGAGTTGTAATGAAGGACAAGTATATACTTACTGATGTTGATGGAGTGTGCCTCGATTGGGAAGAGGCATTTGACATTTGGATGGTAAACCAAGGACACACTCCAGTTAAAGATTATAAGAAGATGTATGGTATCCACAACCGTTTTAACATCCAGAAGCCAGTGTCGCGTCATATGGTTCGCATGTTTAATACCTCTGCTTCGATCGGTTTCCTGCCGCCTCTCCGTGATGCGCAACACTATATAAAGTTGATGCACGAGAAGCATAAATATAAATTCATTGCCGTGACAAGTCTGTCTCTGGATCCGTATGCGCAGAAACTTCGAGAGCGCAACCTGAGTAAGCTGTTCGGTGATAACACGTTTGAGAAAGTTATCTGTCTTGATACTGGCGCAGACAAAGATGAGATTCTGTGTGAGTTGAGTGAGACGTACAATGGTTGTTATTGGATTGAAGACAAACCTGAGAATGCAGAAGTTGGTGCAGCTTGTGGGTTTGAGAGTTTACTTGTTCGTCATGGACACAATATGACAGCAAAGGGCGAGTTTAAGTCAATGAAAAACTGGGAGGAAATCTACCATGAAGTTACAGGATACTAAATTTCTAGAGTGGGCAACAACCATGTGGCATAAGAATTGTGTTGAGCGTGATACATTCGGTGACCCAAGAGTCACTCTTGAAGAATATATCGAGAACAATCTAAACTTCTTGAAAGATATGTATCGCGATGATTGCTTTGAGCGCAGTCAGGCACGAGATGCTTGGGTACAGACTATCCGAGAAAGTTCTCCGTCATGATCAATCTTGGGCGTGATGACAAGGATGTAATCAAAATGTATCGCCAAACAAGGGCGTGCATGCAATATGGAAAACACGCTCCTGTGTACGATTTACCACCAGAGGCATATGCATTTGGTAGGTCAACACCGACCAGTGCATTGAATGCAAACTTTGCTTGGTTTGGCTCAGATTCTTGTAGTCTCGTAACCCCAGAAAGAGAAGATTATCTTCGCGACAGTGGATGGTTGGTCGATGACCAAATTCAACCAATTGAATACAAACTCAACAAGTATGGTTATCGCGAACAAAAAGATATGACTGATCTCGATAACCTCGAAGGTATTGGAGATTGTATTTTGGTCACTGGCAACAGTGCTGGATTTGCGACAGGACATAACGAAGAGCAAGGATTTTGTTATAAATTACAGGAGATTACTGGAAAGCCAGTATATAATCTGAGTATCAATAATGGTGGTGCTAAATCATCGATGCGTATTATAGATGCTTGGTCTGACATCCTGAAACCAATTTGCACAGTTTCACATTTGGTTTGGGATGTAACACGCCTTGAATTCGAAGATGCCATTCAGGTCGGTAATCACAACTGGAAAAGAATATTCAAAGCACACTTCAAGAAGGTAAAAGAATCGTATGATCTTGGTGGGTATAATGAACATACCCGAGCCAAGTTTGACTCAAAAGAGTTTGATTCAACGGTTATAGATATGATGACAGAAGCATATGATGCTGACCTTGGAAAATTGATAAATTATCCCAGAAACATTGCTGTTATGTGGCGTTACGATGAGTACACAAAGTTAGACGCTACAGCTGAGTTGAGAGAAAAGTATGAGACTCATCCCAATATGATCGCATCAACCCTTATTATTGGAACTGAGGGTTTGAAAGATAAAGCTGAGTGGTACGCCAGAGGACAGCCACGAGACGGTGTTCACCCGACAGAAGTAAGTTATACGGAGTCGGCTGAACAAGTGTTTCGTAAAATAAAGGAAAACAAATGGATACGTTAACACACACTATTATCGCTTGGGGTTGTATTGGACTCGCATATCTTGTTGGCCACTACTTCGGTGAACGCAAAGGAGCCACAATCGGAGCAGCAGTAGTTTTGGAATGGGTTGAGGATAAGGTCGGTTCTGCTCAATTTAACAAGTGGGTCGAGGACAAAGAGCAAGAATAGATTATGAAAGAAGAATGGGGCAGATCAGACGGGAAGGTTCACACACCTGATGAACTCCCATTTTACGCAGGTGACACCGAGGAACTGTATAAAGAAAACTGTGAGACCAACTATTACGAATTAGAAAAGTATGGTTGGAGCCACCATTCACCACAACTCAGCGACCGTGTCATCGGTCACAAATATGACTACAATCACGAAGATAAGGGAATGAATGATTGGGTCAATTTATCATACAGAATAAACTCTCATGGATTCAGAGGCGAGGAAATGCCGACTGAACCGAAGAAACGCAGTGTAATATGTCTCGGTGATTCAAATACATTCGGTGTCGGTATGCCAGAGGGTAAAATTTGGTCTACTCGTCTGAGTCAAACTCTGAAGGTGAGAGCATATAATCTTGGGATTGTCGATGGCAGTCTAGATTCTGCATTCAGAGTCCTGCTGTATTGGCTACCGAAAATCAAGCCATCACACGTGTTTATGTGCACCCCAGCAGAGGGTTATGAACACCACACTGTTAATGGGACATTGTCGTTGCCATTCCCACTACCCACCATAGAAGATGAATGGATCCTACACAGAGAGAAAGTGTTGAGAGCCATGCAAAGTGTGTGTGATCAATTCAATACACCATTAATTCACGATCCTTGTGATGGTGATGATTATTTTTCTCTGTTCCAAGAACATGACTTGTCTAGAGATTTACATCACTATGGATCGAATAGACATATTCACATAACAATGAATCTATTGAAAAAGGCAGGGTATGAGTGGGATGTCTGATGTAATCTGTCCATATATTATGAACCACGTCTACACAGGGACGCGCAATGAACGCAGACTCTGTTGTTCATCAACACCCAGAGTATCACAAGACAAACAGCGTACTGATGAAGAGTGGTGGAACAGCGAGGAGATGAAGAGTATTCGTCTCAGGATGCTGGCTGGAGAAAAGCTGGACATGTGTGGTGTGTGTTACTATCGGGAGGACAACGGTCTTGAATCATTGCGTCAAGAGGGACTACAAGAATGGAATGTCGATGAACTCATTCCCCTTGTGAACGAGGATGGTTCGATGGATGTCGAGCCAGAATATTTTGAACATAAATCAGTCCACTGTAATCTACAATGCCAGACTTGCACACCAGTACTCAGTTCGACTTGGGCGACTCTCGAGAAGAAGATGTATGGCTTTGATTGGCCAAATAATATGGACAAACCATATGAGCAAGCACAAGCAGATTCTATCATCCGATCTATTATGGAAAAAAGATGTAAGAAGATAAACTGGGCTGGTGGCGAGCCGATGATGATGCCAGTACACTGGAAAGTTACTGACAAACTTGTTGAGTTGCTAGACGACCCAGAGTACTCGGATTATGTCAAGACTATCCGAATACAATATAACACCAACCTCACTCACAACACGTGGAAGAATAAGTCTATTCCCGAGATGATAAAGCCATTAAACATTGAACTTAGAACATCAATGGATGGCGTGGGAGATGTGTTTGAATATAATCGCGATGGCGCGAAGTGGGATGAATGCTGGGAAACTTGGAACGAGTATTACGATCTCGGATTCGAAATCGAAGTCAATGCTGTCTATACCTCTGCCATGATTATGAATATGGAGGAGTATCAGCGTCTGTATTTCGATAAAGATGTGAGGTTTTATGATCACATCTATGTCAATGAACCACTAGAATATCCAGGAGGCGGTCACGGTCTCGCGGACATAAGATTATTCCCTCAACATATTTTCGACCGCATTGTCACGAATGCGGAGGAATCTCTGAAAAAATATATGAACGAAGGATTCGAGAGAGGGTTGGATATCCTCCGAATCTATCGTGATGAAAAGCAGAAGATGGCACACATCTTTGACAACGAAGAAATCATCAGAAAGATGAAGGGCTATACTTTATATCGAGACAACTTCTGTGAGAATGTAAAATTCCAAGATTTAATTTGGTCTCTAGACGAAGAGGCAGCTGAGTGGTTTGATTCAATAGAACCCCTGCCATTTGACCCAAACGAAAATAAAGGCTCGGGCTGGAAAGCCGAGGACTGGGCAGACAGATGATCGATATGGTAGAAGAAATAGATTTAGTGCTTGACATCGTTGACGAATTGAGTATAATAATAGAACAATCTACCTTTGTTGAAGAGTTTAGTCGCGCTGAGATATTTCTGAAGAATAGATTCTCAGAGCAGTCAAACTACTGGCAGGAGAATACACCAAAGATAAGTTTGACACCAGAGCAATTGCAAGAGTTTGCGGGTAAACACGCCAATGACCCAGAAGTGTTTGAGATAGGAATGACCAAACACTTCACCAATGTGGCATATGCTAAAGGTCTGTTGAATTATATGGATGACGACTACAAATATTGGAACAAGGAAATTCCACAAAAGGTAAGAGAAGCAGTAGACAAGATTGGTGTGGACTTCCATAAGGTTACATTGAATGAGTTGAAGCCAAAATCTGGATTGGTTTTACATAGAGATGGTGTTAGAAAGTATCACTATCCCGTAGTTACAAACCCGTATTGTTTTATGTATGATGCGTCAGATGTCGCTAATCAGAAAGTGTATCATCTAGAACAGGGTAAATTATATAATGTCGACACCTGCCGAGACCATTATGTGTATAACGCAAGCGAAGAAACAAGATACCATATGATTTTGAGTTATGGATCGATAGGAGAATTTGATGAATAAATGGGATAAAGCACACATGAAGGTTGCGAGGATTTACTCGGAACTCTCGACCGCTAAACGATTACAGGTTGGTGCTGTGATTGTGAAGGACAACCGAATCATTTCGATCGGTTACAATGGCATGCCTTCTGGCTGGGACAATAACTGTGAGACCACAGACGAGTTTGGTAATATGCCAGTCACTAAACCAGAAGTGTTGCACGCTGAGACGAATGCCATCGCCAAGGTCGCAAGGTCATCAGAAAATTGTATGGACGCAACGATATACTGCACCACTGCACCCTGTATGGATTGCGCCAAACTAATCTACCAAGCAGGAATTATGCGCGTAGTCTGGGAAAAACCACACCTCCGAAGCGATGATGGTATTAAGTTCCTCAGCAAATGTGATGATATAATCGTGGAGCAATACAAATGAAGATAACAATTTTTGGATATGGGTTTGTCGGTCGAGCGCACGAAATGGCTCTGTCGGTTCATAAGTTGCACGACATAACGATTGTGGATCCAGCGCACAATAAGAATAAGATCGGTAATCCAGAAGCTGTGATTATCGCAGTGTCAACACCGATGTCTGATAGTAAGGATGGTCATTGCGATATGAGCAATGTGTTTAATGTCCTTGATCAGTGTCCTGCTGGGATTCCTATCCTGATCAAAAGCACTATCTCTCTCGAGGGATGGGATTATATCCAAGGGATCTATCCAGACCACGAAATCACATTCAGCCCTGAGTTCCTGAGAGCAGAGCATGCGCTTGAGGACATAAATAACAGAGAGTCAATGTATTTTGGTGGGGGTGATGATCTGTTCTGGGCATCGCTATTCTGGAAGCAGGGTTGTGAGATGTTCAGACGCGATCCAAAAGAACTCATAGTGATGAAATATACCGTCAACAGCTTCTTGGCTGCAAAGGTTGCATTCTTCAATCAGATCTACGATCTCTGTGAAGAAGCAGGTATAAATTATAATAACGTGAAGGATCTTGTCAGCCGTGACGAACGTATTGGTGACAGCCATATGACTGTGACGGAAGAACGAGGATTTGGTGGGCACTGCTTCCCGAAAGATACCAGTGCCTTTATGAAGTCGGCAAGTCAACTAGGAGTGGATTTGTCTATTTTAAGAAACGCTTACAACTACAATCAGGTTGTGCGCAACAAAAAACTTCTGAGCGAGGCGATGGGAGATGGCATACAGCGATAAAGTAATCGATCATTATGAGAATCCACGCAATGTCGGGAAACTTGATGAAAAAGAAGAAAATGTTGGAACTGGTATGGTCGGTGCACCAGCCTGTGGTGATGTAATGCGTCTACAAATCAAGGTCAACGACGATGGCATTATTGAAGATGCCAAGTTTAAAACCTATGGCTGTGGTTCAGCTATTGCCTCCAGCTCATTGCTGACTGAGTGGGTCAAAGGTAAAAGCATCGATGATGCCGAGCAGATCAAAAACACCCAGATTGCTGAAGAACTGGCATTACCCCCAGTTAAGATTCATTGTTCTGTGTTAGCAGAAGATGCGATCAAAGCAGCAGTCAAAGATGTGAGAGAAAAAAGAAACAATGCTTGACATTTACAGGGGACTGGTGTATAATGTATAAATGGTGGAGAATATGGGCAAAAAGTCTAGGTGAAAAAGTTGGCGAGACAGATAAGCAAGCTAATACTATTGCTTGTATTCGCACTGTTTGGTGGATTACTCATATGGCTACATGTTGGTTTATTATACTCAACGCAATAGCCAATCACGGGTGGGGACTCATCGGACTAAATTAAACGGGATGATATATTATGGTAAAAGAATTAACGATTGAAAAGCAAGACTGTGACGATAAACTTGGTAAGTGGCTGGATGATTCCAGTTATGACCAGATCATCACAGCAGATACAGATTTGTATGCTCTCGACAGATTCAACGAGGGCAACGGTGAACACAATGTAATCTTCAAGTTCCGCAAGGGTGTGTTTTCATCCGCTGAACAAGAGGGTGCATTTGAAGGATTGGCTCCAGCGGCAATCGAGACACAGAATCGTGGACTCGCAGCTGGACCACGAGCAGGGCAGAATGGTAAGCGAGACTGGGTGACACCTCTTCAAGAGGATATCTTGGACGCTATATTTACTGCACCTGACTCATCTCTTGATGAAGACTTTGATGCTATCGAAAATGCGATCGCTCGACATAAGCCAGATGAGGCAGGTCGTGGTCGTGTTTGGCTCAGAGATCGAATCAAGAAAACTGGTGTCGAGTATAGTGAATTCTTTGACTGGTGGTTGGACTCGGTTCGTCCTATGTCTGCCTCAGAGCGCAAAGATGCAGCTAAAGATATGGTCAAGAACTATATCTCCGACACTTCCTACGCAAACACAGTGAATTCTGGTATTGCTGGCTGGTTCGATCGGTATCCTCGGATTCCATATGGTCGCGCTACAGCATACACCGAAAAGAATCCTGAACTGTTTGCAAAGTCGTATCCATATCTGCAGACTCTGGCACGTCAGTTCGAGGAGTTACTCCCCGAGCGATATGCGAAACAGAAAGCATTTACGGACGCGATTGACCCGAAGTATGTTGTACCTGATACACCATACACAACACTGACAGTCAACCGTACATTCCGCACAGCTGCACACAGAGACGCTGGTGATTACACCGAGGGTTTCTCTAATATCAGCTGCATCTCCCCAGATGGTAAAAAAGGTTGGGATGGTTGTCTGTTTGTGTTACCTGAGTTCCGCATTGCTGTTGAGTTGCATCCAGGAGATCTCCTGCTCGTGAACAATCACGAAGGCATTCACGGTAATACGGAAATCATTGGTGACGATCCGATTCGTATCTCGATCGTCGCCTATGCTCGTGAGAAGATGGCTCTGTTGGGTTCATTTGATTACGAGACTTTGCGTCGTCAGTATGTTGATTACAGACGACTCAATGAAGAACATCCCGAGTGGCGTCCTCTCTGGAACGGTGTATCAACCAAGATGTGGGATGCCACTGAATGGTATGATTACCTCCAAGAGCATGGTGGACAGGAGATGCTTGACAAATATCATCCCCAAGCATCTGCTGGCACGGCATCACTCGCGGATTTGTTCTGATGTGCGCAGTAATTGGCGCACGATTAACTTCCCCCAGTTCTTCTGACTTGGAACTGGTGCGGAATGTTTTCCTTGAATCTCGTATTCGAGGGTTACACGCGACAGGTTTGTCGTATGTAAAGAACGGTAAGGTTGCCACTCTCATTGAAGCTGTCCCCGCTCCTGACTTCTCTCCTCTCTCAAAGATGGAGCAATTGCTCAATGAGGATGGCAACCTGTACCTTATTGGTCACTGTCGATATTCAACCAGTGACCTCCGATTCAATCAACCCATACAGACCAGTGACGATCTATCAATCGTTCACAATGGCGTGGTCACACAAGAACTTCCAGAGAACTGGGATAGGCTGTATGGGTATGAGACGACCACACAGAACGATACTGAACTGCTAAATCGAACGATTGAGGCAGGATATCATCCACTCGAGATCTGGAGAGACTCATCTCTATCTGTCATAGAACTTACATCAGATAAGAAAATCAACCTGTATCGGAATGGTAAGCGACCATTGTACAAGACTACTATGGACAACGGTTATATTATCACATCAACGAAGGATATTGCAAAACGTGCTGGAATCATTAATGAATCAATCAGAGTCGAATCAACAGGTTCAGGACGGGATCTCCAACCTGTCATTTGATGACTGGTCTGAGTTTTGTGAAGCAAACAAAACGACTGACAAATTCTTCTCGAAGATGAGACGTGGTATCATTGACGACAACTGTCAAGACTGCATCCGTGCTTTCTACGAGGATGGTAAAGTCTTGGGAGTCATCGCAACGAAGATGATGAAGAACTACGCCAATCTGAAGTGGATCGTCACAATACCAGACGCTAGAGGCAAAGGTGTGTTCCGTAAGTTATGTGAAGACGCTGTGTATCGAGCATATATGGCACAACTCAAACACTTCCGAGTATCAATCAATGCTCCTGCTCTTACTGCATATGAAAGAGTAGGTTTCAAGTCTTGGGGAATCCAAGCATCAGACACGTTTCTCTCTATTGGACGTATCGCTGGACCAAGCGTCAGTGATCTGGTCTGGGAGTGGGATGAATACACACAAAAAGAAGTCACTAAAAAGGGCATGGGTGGTTGCGTGAAAGACTATTGGACTGAAGCACGTGGATTATAGAGAACCTAAAAACAGACGCGAGGCATTCAAGCGATGGTATGCGTGGTCTGTCAGATATAATGATTGCGACCCTGCCATCTGGCTCGCCAATTACATCAATACACGGTATGAGCATAACGATGAGCAACGACTCTGGTTTGCTTGGTTGTACGGCAACACATACTACCTCCCGACATCTTGGGTTCTGATGAATGAGTTCCCCGATTTCGAGTTGGCTACATTCGATCGGATGAATGCGTGGAACACTGAGAACTATAAGCGACTCCGATACCAGACCGACACCAAGTGGAGTAAAGGACATCTGGCTGATATGTTCGCCTCGTATGAAAAGTTTACAGAGAAGCGTACACAACGACAGATGCTGGAATCTTACTATGGCGACAATGAAGAGCAGAACTTCGATAATCTCTGGACTGCTCTCAAGGATGGTCTGTATAAGTTCGGACGCTACTCGACATGGTTCTATATGCAACAGCTGAAGCACACCGCTGATGTCCCGATCGAGCCAACAAGTCTGATGTTCAGCGATTACTCTGGATCTCGATCACACCGCAACGGATGGTTGTATGCGCTCGGTCAGGAGGACAAGGTGAATACCAAACTGACAGCTGGAGAGTATGCGGATCTCGAAGCGCAGGGTACTGAACTGATCAGTGAAATGCACTCTGAATATCCTGAACTGGCGAAGGACATCAATTACTTCTCAATGGAGACGTGTCTGTGTTCATTCAAGAAGTTGTTCCGCACCAGTCATGGTCGATACCTCGGATATTATCTGGACAGACAAGCTGAAGAGATACTGAAAGTCGAGCAAGATGGCTGGTCTGGTATCGAGTGGGAGGTCTTGTGGCAAGCAAGAAACGAAACTTTGGACTTGACTTTATCAAATAAAACAGGCATAATCAAAGAGAAGTATGCGTCATTCCTGAATACAGGCAAGCTGGATCGGTTGGAGATGATGTATGATGATGAACAATCAGTGGAGGGAGTATTACCACTATGACGAAAACTACCAAAACTCGGAGCAACAAGACGAATGCTGTATATGGCAGGACTCTGGACGGAGTTCGGTTTGCTAAAGATAATCCTCTGATGCAAGCGTTGGATATTAAGGATGAAGTCAAACTGGAATACTGCGAGATCACCAAACAAATGCACCCAATAAATGCGTTTTATCCTGTCACTGGCTCTACTGAAGAAGTGAGGCGAGTCTGCCGTGAAGCGTGGGATTGTCGAGTCACAGACCCAGACACTGGCGAAAGAGTTTCAGCAAATGGAACTAAAAAATACGATAAACTTGTTCGAATAGAACTTGATCTTGAAGATGCACCAACCAACGAGGACAAAGCATGTCTACAGTTATAGCAGTTGTCGGAGTCCCAGGATCTGGGAAGTCGACTCTCATTAAAGAATTTATGAAGGATGATGAGTGGTTTCTTTGTAAACCAGTCGATCTGGTTGAGGGTTACATTTCATCTAAGAAGAATGTATTCCTCATGGGTAAGTATGAAGAGGGTGAAGTGTTCTCTGGGACGGATCGTCTCTCGATGGCGGTTCAACCCAAAGCCATTGAATATCTACAGGGCAGTCCTGCCGATGTCGTATTGTTTGAAGGCGATCGACTGACCACAACCTCATTCTTCCACGCAGTAAAGCAAGCTGGACATCAGCTGGTTATCATTGAACTGACTGTCTCGGACGACATTCGAGAGCAACGCTATATAGATCGCGGAAGTGACCAGAGCGAGCAATTCATTCAGTCTCGGTTCACCAAGCTAAGAAACATCAAGAACGAGTTTGGTGCTAATCTGTTTGATGACGGAGACATTCGATCGTTTGAGCACACTACACCTGAAGACACTCGTAAAATAATCGAATTCATAGATGGATGCATGTAATGGGTAGCTGGCACGGTGGTAAGGGAAGCGGCAGAAGAAAAACTGACGCGCGAAGATTTAGCGATAACTGGGACGCCATTTATGGCGATAAGAATCAGAAGCACAAACAACAGGATATGACTGAGTTGAATGCGGATGGTAACAGAGACCGTGGACGCGAAGGCGAGGATCTCACTTGGGAACACTACTGCACTGCCGAGGCATCCTTAATGGGTGTCGGTAAAGGTGAAGAGTGTAACTGGTGCGGTGAAACCGAGTAACTCGGCATATACAAAAAAGTTATAAAAAACTCTCTCTTAGACAAAAATAGTTGTTGACTTTTGTCCTCTCTGCGATATAATAGAGTATAAATTGAGAAGAGAGAGAGAAATATGAATAGCGAAATCGAAACACTGATCCAAAAAATCAAAGCTGACTACTCACGCTTTATGGCTCCTGACGATGATATCAAGAAAGAGATGAACGAACAGTTCTACTCTTCTGTCACTGTTGAAGAGGGTCGCAAATATACCAAAATTCTAACTGGAAACTCTGTCTGGGGTTTCATCGTCTCTGTCGACAATGACAAGAAGTTTAAGCGTGGAGACATCCTGAAGGCAGCAAGTTGGGCTGCTCCTACTCGAAACCACGCTCGTGGTAACATCTTTGAAGCGTACTCTGTCGCGTGGACTGGTCCACACTACATGGGTGACCAAAGGATGATCGGATAATGGAAGTCACTTGCGTTGAATGGTATGATGCTGATGGGAAGCGACACATCGAATGGGATGTGCGTGACCCTGATGCGCTCGTTGATCGGCTTGTCAACTCTGGCGTAAAGCTGGGAACCATTGATGTTTATGACAAGGATGTATCATAACTTTTGGTTCTAAGAGAGGTTTGCTTAGACAAAAATAGTTGTTGACATTAATCTCCATTGCGGTATAATACTTGTATTGAATTGATAAAGAGTGAGTGTTGTTATGAATCTGATTTACGGTTTGACTGGTGGTTTTTTACTGATGGGATCGGTTGGTGGTCTTGAGCAGGGAACGATGTCTATCGCTGCTTGTTTGTTCTTCGCCACTACTGGTTTGGCTCTTGCCGCTCTGGCAATGCGTGATAGCATAGGAGAAGCATAATGTTTGATTTATCTAGTCTGAAGTCTGAGGAAGGCATTCTGTTCAACGATCTGGCTATGCTGATCGAAGCAAAAGAGTGTTACAACGAGACGTATTATAACAGTGAGTATGTAAGAATCACTGATCGTCTGAATGAACTTTCAATGTTGATTGATGGAGTTGCCGCATGAAATTAGTTATCGATACTCAAGTGAAAGAGAACTATGGTGCTCATGACTGGGATGGTCAGGGTGAATGTCCTCAACACTGGAAATTCAAGGGTGGAACCACCTATGTTGTTGAGAACGTAGACCTCTGGGCAGGTGTATGTCAACCCTATGTCGAGTTGCTCGACCTCATCGAGAGTGGTGATGAGTATTATGAGGAGTATTCCCTCGGTGCTCGTGAGATCGAAGACTCGCAGATGGCTGGCGAGGAGTGGGAGCAGGATTATGTTGTGTACTGCACTCGTAACTTCTACGGTGTCTGGATCGCTGAGACTGCCCGTGCTTCTTGGGTGATGATGCCCAATGGTGAGCAAACTGATTACAAAGTCACGCAAAAAATCGCTTGACTTTTGTCTCTCCTGTAGTATAATTGTATTCTAAATTGAGAGTGGAGATTGTTATGGCTTATGCCCCTAGTTCGACCTATAAAGACGCTGACGATACGATTGTCGGATGCTTCCGTGAGAAAGATCACGATAATCTGTTTGAGTTCTCTGTGAACGATGACTATGAGGTTGAGTTCGCTGAGCAATTTCCTCATAAGGTTTGGGTCGGAGACAAGATCGGTAATCCTTATCGTTATGCGCATGTCCTGAAGACTGTTGCGTATGTTGCTGTTGATGAGAATGCTGACGGAACTCCTGTCATCGAAAAGTGGTTCATTAAGAATTGGAGAGAGTATGATTTACTGTGATTACATTGCTGATCAAATACACCATGCGTTGGTGCAAAAGCGAGCGGGAAGCACTGGATATCCATCTGGTCTGAATCCCAAGCTAAAATATGTTGGTCCAATTGAGTTACATCTCAGCAAATGGGGTGACTTCCAAAGCACTCGCAAACGCTTCGAGGTGACTGATCACCAAGACACTGCATACCTTGTGACTGTCGAGGAACTGATAAACAACGATGCGATGGATCTCGCAGACCTTCTGATTGAGATGGGTAATCTGCTGGCAGACTCTGAGGAGTACGATGATCTTCAACCTCGTATTGAATCCGCTCTGGAGAAACTCGATATATGAAGATTCTACAAGAGACCACTGACTGGTCAAGCGCAAAACATCCTGTCTTCAATGGCATCTATCACGTGAATGACGCTGGACATCTGGTGGCATATCAGGGCAAGAGCGGTGAGTTGAAGACATTCACCAATCCACTTAAAACCTTCTCCAAGTCGAGAAGGAAGTTCCGAGAGATAAAACAATGAAGAATCTACTCTTTATAATGATGTGCACACCACTGGCACTGTTCTTTTTAAAACACTTGGACTCCACTGCAGTCCACCCCATGTACAGCATGGTGATGGTATGA